CTCGTACAAAGAACAATCAAGGTAATCGTTCCGGAAGGGTTGCCCCCCTCGAAGACAATATCGATCGTATCCGCCGAGCTGTAAGTCTTGGGGAAGAAGGTCGCGGCAGCCGCGCGGGTCGTTCCAGCGGAGCTGGTGTCTTGGGCAGCGATGTAGTAGTCATCGTTATCCCCATCACCAACATCTACAGTCGTTGAACCACCCAGGGCATCATAAACAATCCTCACATCAAGAACTGTAACTCCGGCGTCGATCCGAACCATCCGAACAATGTCATTCTGAGCGACAGCCGTAGTGGTTGCAGCCGTTGAAGTATTGGTCAGGGTATCGGTATCGATTTCCAGCGTTTCAACGATGGAGAAAACTCCCCCCGTCAAGTTCTTCGCCAGGACATTACTGTAGGCGGCGGCAGTTGCTAAAGTAGCCATTTTATTTTACTCCTCCTACACTTCAGCCTGGGAATCAAGACAGTAGACGCCAAGGTCTCTGGCCGTTCCCGCAGGATCGTTAAAGGTTACTTTACGCATCCCCAGAATGGCCGAACCGGCGTAAGCGGTCATATTCCCGTAATCGAAGGTCTCGGTATCCACCTGGATATTGTCGAAACCACCATTAGAGTCGCCGTAAGCGACCACCGCCGCTTGAGCCCCCAGGATCAGAGCACGGTGAACCGAAGCCATGCCGGAGTCAATGCCGGTATAATCAGCGGTAGCGATCCGGCGGACGTTGACATTCTCATAGATGGCGAAATCGGTGTAGTCGATCCCGTCGTCAAAGATGTAGTCCGTGGTGTTGCCGCCCTGGATCTTACCGATGTTGATCTTCTCGAAGAGGTTGCTGGCATTGGTCTGCATCATGTGCGTCCGTTGCCGGGGGCTCAACATCAGGATGAACTTGGGGCGAGAACCAAAGCGAACCTTCCGCATCCCAGCGTTGCCGCTGGTGTTCTGGAGTTCCTTGATCAGGACATTAGCCAGATCGAGGTGGAGAACATCGAAGGTGTCGTTCATGTCGCCGATCGTGCTGGAGAGGCCCGTATCGGTACAGTAGCGCAAGTGATTGGCGTCAGGGGTCGCCAGGGTATTCCCGGCGTGGCCGTTCCAACTGGCGGCGAACTTACCTGACGTATCATTCGTTCCCCGAACACCCGAGAGGTACTGGAAAAGCGCCTCGTCGCACCATTCTGCAAACCAGACCGACAAGAGATCAATCGTATCGGTCGTGTAATCAACATAAGTCCGTTTGGCCGTCATCCGGCTGTGTTTACCAGCCGCATTCCGCAACTGGTCGATGACGACACTGGCATTAGAAACGGTGATCGTCTCTTCGTTGCCTTCTAGGGTATTGTCGCCGGTGACGCCTTGACCGGAGAGCTTGAAGCGGATTTGGAAGTTAACCGCGTCCCCCTTACCTTTGGCAAGGGCATCGAGCTTCTGGATGGCGTAGTCGGCACTGTTGCCCATGAATTGCTTCGAGGACATCTTCTTTTCGACTTCGGAGGCCAGCAACTTCTCAAGAAACTTCTTGACCGTTTGGGCCGCACCCGTCGCTACTGTCGTAGTAGCCATTTTTCGTGTTTAAACCTCGTTTTAACTAAGAAACTAGGAGGTTAGATCAACCTGTTCCAGTTCCCAGAGTTGTTCAATATACTTTCGTAGGCCATCCCGACTGGTGTTCTGAAGAACCTCTTTCGGGACATCTACTGCCGTGTAGGCTTTTTCAACCCCCTGCGTGGCAGAGGGAATAGAGACAATACTTCGACCTTGTGGGGTCACTTGCGGGGCCGGAACCCCCTTCAGCTTGGCCGCGATCTCGGTCGCCGCCTCGCGCAGCGCCTCCTGTTTCAAGGAGGGCGTCAACTCATTAATCAACTCCTGGCGGAGCTGGGCTTTCATCGCCTCCAAGTCCATCGGAGGTTGAGGAGCGGCGGCCCGCTGAGCGTCGAGAATCGTCTTACCTAGTTCATAGGCGGTGTAGGCCGGGTTAGCGGTCGAGAAGACCTCGTACATGTTGATCCGGCCCGGGTTCTCGGCGTCGTAGGCGTTGAAGGCGTTGATCGCGGCATCGAACTCGGACTCGCCGATCTGCCGCCGCGTCTCGGCTTGAATGACTTCAAACTTGGCCTGATTAGCCAGGGCAGACGCTTCTTGACCGACCCTTGCCGCTTCTTGTCTGGCGGCTTCGATCTCGGCATCGCGCCGTTTAAATTCGTACTCGACCCAGCCTAGAAGGTCTTCCTCCTTGTCCGGAACCTGCGGGGTTGCGGGAACGGTAGGGGTTGCGGGAGGGGGCTGAACCTGGGCCTGCCGTTTGAACTCTTCAAACTCCTGAAGGAGCTGATTATAAGAGTTACGCAGCTTGGCCTTTTCCTGGCGCTCCGCCTGGAGGGCGACTAAAGAGACCTTGCGAGGATCTTCAACCGTCTCGACAGGGAGTGGCGCTTGGACGGGAGCTGCTGCTTCCGGCGCGGGTTCAGGAAGTGCTTCAGGAGGAGCTGACGGGGCTTCCTCGGTTTCCGTTTCGTCATCGGACATCAACAACCTTTCCAGAGCTTCAAAGGAATACTCCTCTGAGGTTGACTCTTGGTCAGTACTTTCCGCAACTTCAATTGACATAGACTGGGGGGTTCTCCTTGTTAACTCAATAAGGAAATGAGAATACTTCCGATTACTCCCGAAGGTGAGCTGTACTAAGTAACCTGATGCACAGAATCAGAGAACGCTGTGTCGCTTGCGTATCCCGCGCTATATATAAAGACTTTCTACCTTCACTATAAAAGGAGGGTGCCGCAACTTTTGAATAAAATGAAACGGTGTGGCTTTTCAAACTTAAAAAATATGGTATAATATAGGTATGACTATAACTGTAGAGTTTAAACTTCGTGGAAAAATAGCCCAATATCATGCGGTTGATGAGGCTATCAAGACTGCTCAATTCATTCGGAATAAAGCCATCCAATATTGGATGGACCACTGGGGTGCCGATAAGTATGACTTGAGTCGTCTGTCTAAGAATTTGGCCGCCGAGTTCTCCTTTGTTAGCGCTCTCAATTCTACAGCTAGAGTAGCGGCATGTGAGAGGGCTTGGAGAGCAATCTCTAAGTTCTATGCTAATTGTAAAGATAGAAAAATAAGTAAGAACAACAAGCCAGGGTTTAAGCATAATAGTCGTTCGGTCGAGTATAAGACTTATGGTTGGAAAATATCGGTTGATTACAGGTATATTACTTTCAGTGATAAAAAGGGGATTGGTACACTCAAGTTGATCGGGACGATCCCGCTCAACCAGTACCCCAAAGAGAAAATTAAGCGCGTTCGGATCGTCAAGAGGGCGGGGAGTTACTATGTCCAATTCGTTATCGACATTGATAAGACAGAGGGCGCTCCCTTTACTGGCTCTATGATTGGTCTGGACGTAGGTTTGAAATCCTTCTATACAGACTCTAATGGTAAGGAAGAACCTAATCCGAAATTCTTCAAAGTCTCTGAAAAGAAGATTAAGAAGCTTCATCAGAGAGTTTCTAAGAAAAAGAAAGGATCTTCCAATAGAAAGAAAGCTATTCAGAAACTTCAAAGAGGATATTTGAAGACTCAGAGGCAACGTAAAGACTTTGTTACTAAGCTGGCAAGGTGCGTATACCAATCTCACGATTTGGTCGCTATTGAGAATTTGAATATTAAGAATATGGTCAAGAATCATTGCTTGGCTAAGAGTATTTCTGACGCTGGTTGGGGGTTGTTTAGGGAGAAACTTACCCACTACTCTAAAGTATTTGGTAAATCTCTGATTCTTGTCAACCCTGCTTATACCACTCAGGAATGTTCCAAATGTGGAAACATTGTTAAGAAGAGTCTTTCCCAAAGGACTCATCAATGTTCCTGCGGGTGTCTCCTGGATCGAGATCATAATTCAGCGATTGTGATTTTGAATCGGGCTATACAGCAAATTAATTTAAAAACTACGGTGGGGCACACCGAAAGTAACGCTTGGGGAGAGAACGACCTCTGTTCTAAACCAGTGGTGGTTTAGGGTAAGTTGACTCACTGAACCAAGAATCTTCTTAGGGAAACCGAGGAAGAGTGTCAATACTCTTATCGTAAAGTAGAGTATTTACAAGTTTGTAAAAGTAGTTTAGAAATTTTTAAATGTCTGGCGACTCTTGCCAAAATCCTGGTTACTAATCTGCCAGCCCTGTTTTCGTTTTCGAGCGACTTCAAACATTCGCTCGGCAATAAAGGCTTCCTCTTCCGGTTCCAGGTTCTTCAGCCGGTAGAGGGTATCGATAAAGAGGAGGGGGATCAGGGGGTAAGATTTGGGAGTATCCGACTGTCTAAACTCGATCGTTGTAAACCCATCGACCTCGCTTGTTTCAACATTGCCTACATCATCTGTGGTTACTAAATCTACCTTCCCGTACTTTTTAAACCAGAAGGGCGTCTTATCAATAGGAAATTCAATACTAAATTTGCGGGCCGGAAGCTCCTCGTACATGACGTTTCGCAAATTGTCTAGACATTTGTACAGATCAAACTGATACCCGCCGGGCATAAGAAAGTCATCACGGTGCGAGATTGAAAAATTTCCTGAGATATGACGCTTGAGGAGAATAGCATCATTGATAAAACTGGCGGCATGACCCGGCAAGAAGAGGGGCTTGGGCTCTAATGGCTCGATGAAAGTTATATTTAGATAATCCTTTTTGGAATCATCCTTACTAGAATCATTTTGGACTAAAGTTCCAAGGGCCGGGCCGAATAGACTCTCTGACATTGAATACCCTCTTTAGATAATTTGAGCTTGTTGTAAGAACGGGATGAGAATAGAAGCATCGAGGCTGGCAAGATCAGATCTTCCATTTTCGGCCAAATATTGACGAATAGCAGTTAATTCTGCGGATTCTCTAGGCCCGCCCTCGGCCTCGCGTTCTCTACCGGCCTGAATCATCTTCTCCCTTTCGAGCTGTAGCTTTGCCTCCTCAAGTTGAAATTGCCGGTCAGCTTTAATTTGCTCCAGTTGCAGTCGTCGATCCGCCTGTTCCTGATTCATCTGGGCTTGAGCCTGGGCCAACTGAACTTTCTGTTGCTGCTCAGCCTGTTTTTGGTCAGCTTGGGCCTGTGCAGCTTGAGCTTGCTGATCGGCCTGCTGAGCTTGTTGCACCTGCGCTTGCTGATTAGCCTGGCCCTGCTGCTCTTGGCTCTGGGCGGCCATCTGACTCTGAACTTCAGCTTGCTGCATTTGCTGCTGCATCTGGGCAATTCCCATCTGAGCCTGCATCTTTTGGAGTTCCAAATTACCGATCATGACATCTGCCACGCGCTGAGCAGCTTGAACTAATTTATCCTTATCTTTAACGTCGAAATATCCGGCGATTATAGGCAGTAGCTGGCTTTGCGCCTCCGGCGGCAGTGACTGCATTAACTGAGTTAACATTGAGAGTTGGGTTTGGCGGTCTGTCGCCAACATATTCTGCTCATCAACAACTAGATCGAATAAATGCAATTTGTTTTCAAACCGCCAGTTATCAGTGATCCCCTCTTTCTCGGCAATCCGAATCTTCTTCTTGAGGGGCATGTATTGTTCAACCAATGAGAGAAGCTGATAGCCTAGTTGTTTTCTAGCCCTTCTTAAATTGTCGAAGAAGCGGGCGATTACCGTCGTTCCCTGCTGTTGCTTCATGCCGATGGCCAACCCGGACTGGTACTGTCCGCCAAGACCGCGCATCTCGTCATTGGCCCCGGATAGCTGTCGGATCATGTTCTGGGACTCTTTCATCTGGTTAAAGTGGAGCTGGGAGGCGGCTGCCCGCTCAACCCGCTCCAGACGAGTCCCGATCGGCTCTTTGATCAGGGCGAATGGATTACCAAGATCTTTTTTAAGCTTGTCGATGCTCTCGTTGGTCGTCCCCCGCAGAATCCACTGATTGGCGATCAGTTCCAGAAGTGAGGAGGCTTTTCTCCGGTTGACTTCGCGCTGGGGGTCTCGCAAGGAGCGGATGGGACTTACCGGCTCTCCAGTGTGATACTTCTTGGACCAGATCACCACAAAGGGAAGTTGGCGGTGCCGAAAATCTACCGGCTCGTCCAGTAAGAAATTCTCATGGGTAAAGATGGCTCGCCGGATCTTGGAGATCCTCTTCTCGATAATCCTCACTTCGTCCGTCTGGAGCTTGGCAACAATCTCCTCATCCGAGATCAGCGCCTCATCGATAACCGTCTGGTCGCCGTACTCATCCAGCAAGACGTAGCCGGGCTCCATTACCCGGTAGTAAAGTTCAATGACAGTAAGCTGTTTCCGAGTTGGCTTCTGCTGCTGGTTTAACTTTCCGAAGTCGTAGAAGTCTTTAAACTGGTCCCCGGCCCGCCGATGATGTTGATGGACGTTCTTGTACTCATCCCAGGCCGTCTCAGTCTCATGTTCCAGCTTCTCTTTAAACTCTGGGAAAGCCTCAACCAACTTCTGTACCGCCACCTTCTTATAGAACCCGGCGTATTCAGCATCGGTCAGATCGGGCTTCTTGTGATAGGGATCAACACAGAACTCGTCGGAAGAGATTACCTCGACCGAGATTGGTTCTCTTCCTGGTTCGTCCGTGATGGTCGTGTGCAGCACGCCAAAAGCGTAAGTAAGAGCAGAAAGAAAAGCTTGTGCGGTTTTAAACTCCAGGTCGTTCTGGTCGGCGACGTACTTGATAAGGGCAGTTCGGGAGTTGGCGGCATCGACATCATTATCATTCCTCGGCAGGACTTTAATCTCTAAACGATTGCGCGACTCCATGCCGGTGATCACTTCAATCGTCGGCTCGATCTCATTAATCGTGACCGGCACCCGCTGCTGGGCCTCGAACTGCTGTTTTTCCTTATCCGTCCACTGCTTCCCCTCGTAGAAGGCCCGGTCGATCTCGGCCTCCTCTCGCCAGGGCTCAGTCTTTTCCAGACTCTTTAAAGTAGGCAAGCAATTTTTCGTGAAGCTTTTCTGTATCCTGGTGATCCTTGGCTTCAATCAGCTCGACCATCTCGGAGCCGGAACCTATAGGACTGTCTGAAGTTCCCTCCAGATCGTTAATACGTAGTTCTTCTGTCATTTAAAAGCCTGCCGCCCAGCCGGTATCGCCATCTGGCATCCGGTCGTTCTTCTTCCGCAGCCAGCGGTCCTCTTTCGGATTAATCCGCGTCGTCAAGGGACGAGCCATTGAAATATACCGAATACAATCATAGCCGTGGTCACTAACATTTCGATCATTCAGAATATCTTCGGGGTTCTTCGGATCAGACTCTAACGCTAACAGGGTGGCCTGCAAGAGCGGGGTCTCCTCCTCGATAAAAATTAAGTAGGGATAGTCTTGAATATTGCCGTCTTTGTCTACCTCGTAATGGAGACGGCGATGAACTTCTCGAATACCGTTAATGCGATTGTTATCACCGGGCAGAAAGAAAAGGCCCTCTTTAGCAAAAAGCTCAATTCCCGTCGGGCCCTGAATGGGGGAACCCCAGGGGTCTAATTGAGCACGATCTCCCCGCATCTTGGCCCGTTCCGCAGGATCAATCACCCGGTAATGGATCATC